GGGACACATACCCACGCAAAAGAACATTTGAACGTTTTGGCAATGAAGAAGTTACATATGATATTATTGGCAGAGTGCATCTGGATTACATGCAACTGTACAGAAAGTACACCTATGAAGAAAGACACTCTTACGCATTAGACTTTATATCTAAACATGAACTTGGCGAACAAAAGACTCCGTATGAAGGCACACTGGATCAACTGTACAATGAAGACTTTGTTAAATTTATCGAATACAACAGACAAGACACAGCACTACTAGGCAGACTAGACTCTAAACTAAAGTTTATTGAACTATCTAATGAACTAGCACACCAGAATACTGTGTTGATACAGACCACAATGGGTGCGGTAGCAGTGACCGAGCAAGGTATTATTAACGAAGCACACAGACGTGGCATGGTTGTTCCAGACAGAATAAGGCGTGAGCCAGGTTCAGATCCAGCGGCAGGTGCTTATGTGGCATATCCTAAAAAGGGATTGCATGATTGGATTGGCTCGATTGATATTAATTCACTGTACCCATCTGTGATTAGAGCACTCAACATGGCCAATGAAACTATTGTAGGACAACTACGACAAGATCTCACAGAAGAATTTATTGATCACAAAATGGCCGGAAAAGGAAAAAAAGCAAGTTTTGCTGGAGCATGGGAAGGACAGTTTGGTTCCTTAGAATACACATCAGTGATGCGTAAAGACAGAGCACAAAGTATTACTATTGATTGGGAGAATGGAGAATCCAATATACTAAGTGCGGCAGAAGTGTATGATTTAATTTATGATCAAGGCAATCCATGGTTTCTCAGTGCCAATGGCACTATTTTTACACATGAATTCGCAGGTGTAATTCCAGGACTGTTAGAACGTTGGTATGCAGAAAGAAAAGAAATGCAGGGCAAACTGCAACAAGCAATTGAAGCCGGCAATAAAGTAGAACAAGAATTTTGGGATAAAAGACAGTTGGTTAAAAAGATTAACTTAAATTCACTGTATGGTGCATTGTTAAATCCTGGTTGTAGATTCTTTGATATTAGAATTGGTCAATCAACCACACTGACTGGTCGATGTATTACAAAACACATGGCGGCAAAAACAAATGAAATTATTTGTGGCACATATGATTACGTTGGACCATCTGTTATATATGGTGACACAGACTCTGTGTATTTTTCAGCATATGAACCGTTAAAAAAAGAAATTGAAGCAGGAGACATTCCATGGTCAGAAGATTCTGTTACACAACTGTATGATTCAGTGGCCGATGAAGTAAACAAATCATTTACAAAATACATGCAAGATTCATTCAATTGTCCGTCAACTTATGGAAAATTGATTAAAGCAGGTAGAGAAGTTGTTGGCTCAAAAGGATTATTCATTACTAAGAAAAGATATGCTATTAAAATATATGACCTAGAGGGCAACAAAATAGACAAAATAAAAGCCATGGGGTTAGATTTAAAAAGATCTGATACTCCAGGGTATATACAAGACTTTTTATCAGATATATTAAACAAGGTGCTGACTGGTAAACAAGAACAAGAAGTAATGGAGTTTATTGCTGACTTTAGATTAGAGTTTAAGAAGATGCCAGGCTGGGAAAAAGGTTCACCAAGACGTGTAAACAAACTGACAGAATATCATTCACGTGAAAAACGTAAAGGCAAAATCAATATGCCGGGTCATGTGAGAGCGGCCATTAACTGGAACACTCTTAAAAAAGTTTATAATGATAGATATTCGATGGAAATTATCGATGGACAAAAATGTATTGTGTGTAAACTCAAAGATAACCCTATGGGTTATACATCCATTGCATATCCTACAGACGAATTGCGTATTCCGGAATGGTTCAAAGAGATGCCATTTGCTGACAACGAAATGGAAGCAACCTTAATAAACAAAAAATTAGATAACCTTATAGGTGTGTTAGATTGGGATCTCGGAAATTCAGAAGCAGACAACACTTTTGATAAATTATTTGGGTAATGGCATCAAGACATCAAATAAAAGAAGCAGTTAGAATACTTCAAGAAGCCTGTAAAGAAAACTTCGACATGTTTAAAAATGAGTTGAAACAGGATCTAGATTCACTTGAACGATACATTAAACATTCGGATCAAGCCTATCAAGCAATCAACAGTGACATGGGTAAGAGTCTTGCCATGGGATTCAATGACAAATTTTTTGAAATTATGCAAGTAACGCATCATCAAAATGTTTCAAACTTTATCGACACGTGGATATTAAAACAAAGCGATTGGAAATATCCCGTAGTATATTTGTGTCCTACAACATTAATGTATACAGAACACGGAGTAAAAACAAACTTGGCGTACATATTGTCTAATAGATTTAATCGCAACAAAATCGACAGTTATCTGAATACTAAAAACATTTCCAATTCAAAACAATACAGACATAAGAATTTAGAAATACATTGCGATATTCCAGACATGGATGTTCCTTATGGCCAGGTTGGGTCTATTGTGTGCTTAGAATATCTGCCTTATTTGTCATTAGAACAAATACGCAATCTATTAAAATCTTTCTTTCATATGCTGAAACCAGGCGGCAGTGCTTTTATTCACTTCAGTGATGCTGATCAACAAAGCGAATGGAATAGTGTGGTTCAGAAAAAACGTACATATCTTACTGAATCGTTGCTTAAACAGATAGCAGTAAAATTTGATTTTGAATGTGAGTTTTTTCACATCGAGGATTTCTATTCATTTGCTAGTATTAGGAAACCAGGCAAGTTAGATAGTATCAAAGCAGGTCCTACCAAAATGGAAAAAATTGGCGATTAGAGTTTGACTTTAGACCTAATTACTCTTATAATAGTTTTATATAGGAGATACACATATGAAGGATATATTACAAGACATTATTAAGCATACACATTCGTTAGGGTTTATTGACCTTGTGAAGATTGTAGGCGATGACGCAAAAACAGAAATGGACGCAATGGCTGAAGATAGGTCAGTTGTTGTAAAAGCAGAATTTAACAAATCTGTTTCAGAAATGAAAGGCACTTTTGGTATGCCTAACTTAGGTAAGTTAGATATCATATTAAAATGTCCTGAATACAAAGACAAAGCAGAGATTACTGTAAACACACAAGATCGTAATGGTGAAACTGTACCAACAGGATTACATTTCGAAAATGCAAACAAAGATTTCAAAAATGATTATAGATTTATGAATTCTGAAATAGTAAGTGAAAAATTAAAATCAGTGAAGTTTAGAGGAGTTAACTGGCACGTTACAATGAAGCCAAGTATGCCAGCAGTACAAAGATTGAACTTCCAAGCACAAGCCAACTCAGAAGAGAATGTGTTTACTGTGATAACTGAAGATAACAACTTAAAGTTTAAGTTTGGCGATGCTTCATCACACGCAGGAGAATTTGTGTTTGAAACAGGTATCACTGGCGAGTTGACTAAGTCATGGTCATGGCCCGTGGCACAAGTTACACAAATTTTAAAGTTAATAGAAACTGCTGATTGTGAAATGAGTTTTTCAGATGATGGTGCATTACAGATTACACTAGATTCTGGAATAGGAAAATATACTTACATACTACCTGCACAGAGCAAGTAACATGAAAACTAACCTAACTGTAGAGCAAAAGGATTTCGCCCATTTTCTTCCTGCGACCAGTGGGTTTTACGCAACTTTCATTGGGAAGCAGATGCACACCGATTACGTCGATCCTTCACGTATCCCCGCAAACTTCAAACATGGTGTTGAAAGTTTGAATTATCTGAATCCCAATGAAGGCCAGTTTCAATACAAATGGTGTTTGTATTCGGCTGGTCATGCTGATTTGGATCTATCCAAGGACTCCCCCAAAGAAGATATGTTCCGCAAACGTGACAGATCAACATCATGGGTACTAGGTGACTCAGGTGGATTCCAAATAGGCAAAGGCAAATGGGAGGGCGACTGGAAAGATCCTAACTGTCCTAAAGCACAAAAGAAACGTGATCTTGTGTTAAATTGGATGGACACTCATATGGACTATGGTATGATCCTTGATATTCCTGCCTGGGTAGCACGTTCTCCAGAAGGAGCAAAAGCATCAGGTGTTAGCAGTTATGAAGAAGCACTTAAGGCTACAGATATTAATAATGAATATTTCTTAAAACACAGAACAGGTGCTTGTAAGTTCTTAAATGTATTACAAGGCGAAAATCATGCTGACGCAGATGCATGGTACGAACACATGAAACACTATTCAGATCCTAAACAACATCCAGGCAATCATCTTAATGGTTGGTCAATGGGTGGACAAAATATGTGTGACGTTCATCTAGTATTAAAAAGATTAGTTGCATTACGATTCGACGGACTGTTAGAAAAAGGTGTGCATGATGTGATGCATTTCTTAGGTACATCCAAATTAGAATGGGCAACACTGTTAACAGACGTACAAAGAGCAGTACGCAAATATCACAATGAAAACTTTATGGTAACATTCGATTGTGCATCACCTTTCCTTGCAACTGCTAATGGACAGATTTATTGTGAACTAGAAACCAATGACAGAGAAAAATGGGTTTACAGGATGGTACCATCGATTGATAGTAAAGACTTTGCACAAGACACAACACCATTCTCAGAAGCATTTATACGAGAAGGCAAACACCCAAGTTTTTTAAACTCACCTATCACTGATGGACTTACAGCAAAAGACATATGCATATACGGTCCGGGCGATTTGAACAAGAATGGCAAAGAAGGCAAAACTTCTTGGGATTCATTCTCATATGCTGTTATGATGGGGCATAATTGTTGGATGCACATCAACGCCGTACAAGAAGCAAACAGACAGTATGATGCTGGTAAAATTCCAAAAATGTTGGTACAAGAAACATTTGATACTGTGATGTTTCGTGATATTGTAGAAGCCATATTTGCAACGGATGACAGAGAAGTAGCAGATGCTATAATAGAAGAGTACTCCAGATACTGGATGAGCATTATAGGTACAAGAGGAGCAATAGGCAAAAAGACTGTGAACGCAACAACACAATTTAACAATTTATTTGAGGACGCATAATGAGTGAATTTACACATGGAATACAAGGTGCATTTAAAGAACTTATTAAAAATTCTTTAGCATTGGCAATAATATACACCCTAGGACACATATGCATAGCAATGATAGTTGTAAGTGTAATGACTGAAGCAACTATTTGGGAAGCCGGTACAGTGGCATTGATAGAGCCAGCAATCAATGGTGTTTGGTTTTATATACTGCACAATTTATATAGACGAGGATTGAAATGACAACAGCCAAGATACTGCATTTTAAACAAGAACTTAAAAAACTTAAAAAAGAAGTTAAGCAAATGGAATCACAACGTGACCTAAATAGATCATGGGATCACAAAGAAATTTTAATCGATAAGAAAAAAGAAAAACTACAAATGAAACAACTACTTGATGAATTAGAGGAGATGCGTGATAAAGATGAAACGTGATTATTCAACAGGCATTACAGACACAGCAGAATTTTTTGTAGGCACTGAAGTAGAAAAAACTCCTACCCAAGGTATGAAAACATTATTTGTTGTACGACATCAGCATAGCAATGACATACAAAAATATGCAACAGAAAATGATTGTACTCACATCTATCTAGGAGCAAATCATTGTTTTAAAAACTTTGACAGTCGTGATCGAGAAATGTTAGTACCAACAATAGAAAGTTTATTAGAAAATTATCATGTAACATTAGATGTTCCAGGCAATGCTAGACTAGAAGAGATTACTCAATTCTTAACAGATCCAAAATTTACAATAGTGTATGCAGTACCAGTAGAAAACATCATGGACATGAAAGGCAACGTGATTTTTAAAATTGACGACAAAGATTTCAAAGCAACAAATCCAGGAGTATGGTGTTGGTCAGTGCGTGATTTGATCAAAGAAGAACATTTTACTGATTGGGAAGAATATGGAGATGATGAAATAGTATGAACACAATATGGGTAACATTCCGTAAAGAAGGTATTCACAAATATCCTGCGGCACTTACAGATCCTAAATTAGCAACAGGTGATGAATATGATGTATCATTTTTAGGATATCCTCACAGACATATATTCCATTTCAAAGTGTGGATAGAAGTATTTCATGATGATAGAGACATAGAATTCATACAGTTTAAAAGATGGCTAGAAAACTTGTATGGTAACGGCATTATTGAATTAGATTACAAGTCATGCGAAATGATCGGTGAAGATCTAGCAGAACAGATTAAATCAAAATATCCAGGTAGATATATTAAAATTTCCGTAAGTGAAGATGGAGAGAATGGTGCTGATATGGAATTTCCATTTGAGGAGATTGTGCATTGAGCAATCCTGGACCATTTCGATACAAAACAAAAGTTATAATATCTAGTAAAGATACCAGTGAAAGAAATTCATATTATGCTGTAGAAGGCGGGGCTCTTAACAGTGGATACAAAGACTTTGATGTTGGTTGTATTGTAAGCAACGACCTAGGACTTAAAGGTTGGACATATGGTAAGGATTTCTATTTTGAAGATGCAGGACTTGATTGTGTTGTATTTTCTTGTAATGATGTTAAAATTAAAAGTTATCTAGGATTAAGATTTAAGTGTGTTGAAGAAGCAGAAAGTTTATACGTATGAGAATAGTACAGGAACCTAAATTAAATTTTGAAGATGTTTTATTACAACCTAAAAGATCAACATTAACATCACGTGCTGATGTTAAGATGACAAGAACATTCAATTTTGTAAACTCAAGCAAACAGTTAGAGTTTTGCCCTATCTTTGCATCAAACATGGATGGTGTAGGCACTTTCTCGATGGCAAAAGTATTGCAAGAATATAAAATGATGACTGTGATTACAAAAAGTACAGGCATAGAGCAATGGCAGGCAGCCGCTGGTACTGGATTGAGAATGCAATCATTATCAGTGTGTACAGGAACCAATGTGATGTGGAATCCAGATGCACCTGATTATAACACTATGAAACAAGTGTTGACCAGTTTCCCAGATGTAAAATTTATTACAATTGACGTTGCGAATGCATATCATCAAAACTTTATAGATTTTGTGAAAAGGATACGTGAAGAATATCCAGACAAGATCATTATTGCTGGTAATGTAGTAACACCAGAGATGACTGAAGAATTACTGCTTAATGGTGCTGACATTGTTAAAATAGGTATTGGCCCTGGATCAGTATGCACAACAAGAACAATGACCGGTGTAGGTGTACCACAATTTTCTGCAATAGTAGATTGTTCAGATGCGGCAAATGGTGTTGGTGGACACATAATGGCAGACGGTGGCTGTGTGTTTCCAGGTGATATTGCAAAGGCACTTGGCGGTGGTGCTCATATGGTTATGATCGGTGGTATGTTAGCAGGTCACGATGAATCAGAGTTACAATTAGTAAATGGACAACGAGAGTTTTATGGCATGAGTTCGGATCGAGCAAGAGAAGTGCATGGCAAAAGAAAAGATGGATATCGAGGTAACGAAGGCAGGTTAGTAACTTTGCCTGATAGAGGTCCTGTTAAAGAAACTATCGAAGACATATTAGGTGGTGTAAGATCTTCTGCCACGTATATAGGTGCCCGTAGATTGAAGGACATGGCGAAATGTGCAACGTTTGTTACAACGCACAATGTTATTAACAGAGTTTATGAACAATACACAGTAAAATGATTTTTATAGTAGACATAGAAGCAGTAGAAACAAGATACACGTCGCAGTGGAAAAAGTATCTACCCAAACAAATAGGCAAACATACACATCAATCTGTAATGACTATATCAGGTGGTGATACTCCTCAAGCAACAACGCCAGGAGCATTCCTAAACTTTGGTGGCACTAATGTATACAAATCAAAACAACTTGAACAAATTGGCCAAATGTTTTGTAATGGTGATATTAAAGATGGTGATTACTTTTTATATACAGATGCATGGAATCCAACTGTGATACAACTAAAGTATATGGCAGAATTGCTAGGAATAAAAATTAAAATAGGTGGCATGTGGCACGCCGGGTCATATGATCCAGCAGATTTCCTAGGCAGACTGATCGGCGATAAGCCATGGGTAAGAAATGCAGAACGGTCAATGTACGACTGTTATGATGATAATTTCTTTGCTACAGACTTTCATATCGACATGTTTACAGATACATTAGATTTACCTAAAGACAAAATTACAAGAACTGGTTGGCCTATGGAATACATGGACCAAGAACTAGAAGCATTTAAAGATATGCCTAAAAAAGATATCATTTTGTTTCCACACAGACTTGCTCCTGAGAAACAACCAGAAATCTTTTATGATCTAAAAGATGCTTTGCCACAATATGAATTTGTGGTTGCCCAAGAGAAAACAAGATCAAAAGATGATTATCATAATTTGTTAGCAGAATCTAAATTAGTGTTTTCTGCAAACTTGCAAGAAACACTTGGTATATCCGGATTTGAAGGGTTACTGTTAGATGTCATTCCTATGGTTCCTGATAGATTAAGTTATATCGAAATGTTCGATGACTTCAAATATCCTGCAAACTGGACTAGTGATATGAAAAATTATATGATTCACAAAGACAAAATTCTAAATACAATATGTGATTACATGGACAATTATGATGCATACAGAATAAAAATGCAACATCAGAAGCAATCACTAATGGCAAATTTTTTCCATGGAAAGAACTTGTATAATAGGATCAACGAAAGTATAATAACAGTACAACAAAGGAACATAGTATGACACAGACTTCCAAAGCAATTTCACAAAGACTTAAAGATGCAGGTAAAAGGTTTTGGGCCGGCGATAACATCAGTGAATTTATTCACGATGGTGAAAAAGAAATCCTTATCGATGACCTTGCAATTAAATTTAAAGATGTGTTAGAAGGATTAGTAATTGATGTTGAAAATGATCCAAACAGTATGGATACTGGTAGACGCTTGGCAAAGATGTATGTGAATGAATTGATGAGTGGTAGATATGATCCAAGACCAAATGCAACAGCATTTCCTAATGATTCTACTTCTGCATACAAAGGATTATTAACTGTGAGATCAGAACTTAAAAGTATGTGTTCACATCATCATCAACCAGTAGCAGGTGTGGCATACATTGGAATTATTGCTGGCGATACACTAATAGGTTTAAGCAAGTACACAAGAATTGCACAATGGTGTGCAAAACGTGGAACACTGCAAGAAGAATTAGCAATGGATATTGCTAATGAAATTATGGAAGCAACCAACTCAGAGAATGTTGGAGTTTATATTCAAGCAACACATGGATGTTGTGAAAACAGAGGCATTGAAGCACATTCAAGTTTAACACAGACTACTGTGTTGGAAGGTGCATTTGCAGAGGATCCAGCAACTAAAAAAGAATTTATGGATAACATTAAACTTCAACAACAATTCGCTCCGAGATAATGGCAGATAAAATATTCATCACGTGGACACACATACAAGAGGCTAGTCGGCTGATAGCGGATAACGCCAGAGACATGAACTATGATGCAGTGATAGGCATACAAAGAGGTGGCCTAATACCTGCTGTTATAATATCACATGAACTAGGAATACCAATGTATTCTCTTAATTGTTCGTTGCGTGACCATGTACACAAGCCAACAATGATTGATATACCTACTGCAAAATTAGATGAACACCACGTAGAACATAGACAAAAATATTTGTGTGTAGATGACATAAATGACAGTGGCGAAACATTTAGATTCTTGCAAGAGATGTTTGATCAAAGAAATTTAGAAGTTGATTATGCAGTTATACATGATAACGTTCCATCAGAATTTAGTGTAGATTATTGGGTTCACAAAATTGATAAAGATAAAAATCCTGTATGGATTGTTTATCCTTGGGAAAAATAGTCCTCACACTCACCTTCACGATATAAATCCAACGTCATACAATGTACTCCGCCATCCCAAAAGTGTCTGTGTCTAAATGGAGCAATAATAGGTTGTATCTTGTGTGTTTCAAAATACGAAAATAATTCTTTGTTGTAGGAGTTAACCATTACTGTTTCAGGATTAACCATGTGTACATTTACATCAAACACAGTTTCTTCTACATACCCTACCCATTCAGTTAACCATGTCTCAACAAAGTCTGCAAACTCGTCATTCTTCTCTTCTCCTGGTACCCACCATCTGCCTTTGTTTTTATCTTTGATGTCTAGCCAACCTTCTACTTTATCTAGATTAGAATTTTCAATATAATGAATATCCCATCCCGGAAATGTTTCATCATAGTTCTGTATATCGTTCAATGAAATTAATACACCTGGCTTACACGGATGGAAACAACAATCATTGTGTCCGCCTATTTCTAATTGATGTACTTCAATTTGTGGATAGTATTCATTAAGAATACGTTTAAACTTTTCATTGTACTCCGGATCATAATTGCCAGCATCGGTATCTAAGTAGAGTCTGTTACCTATCAAGGTTTGATGTCCGCCATGCAATCCTTTAAAGCCGTGATCAACTGGAATTATACATTGTTCAATAGGATCTTCCATCACGTTAAACAATGACTTCATCATGTTACGATCGCCAATTAAATTAACAAACATATGTTCACCGATTACTACTTGGCAATCACGTGGCATGATGGGTGGACGAGGTACAAGTGATTTTGGTTTCCATGCTTTGTGTTTGAATGCCCCCGACTCGTCCAAGTAGTCTTCGATCGTTTCAGACTCGTCGATTAATGTTCTTGTAACTTGCACTCCCATATCAACATATGTTTTTTCAATACGGGCAATATCTTCGTTTGTTTCTATACAGATTTTTTGTAATGATTCTCTTAATTTTTTATTCTTTACTGGTTCGAAAAACTTTTCTGAATAACAGGATCCGAGCATGATCGATTTTACAGGATCCCATGGAGACCATCTTTTGAATTGGCGTAACATTGTATTATATAAGTATTTAATAGATGAATGAATGGGGCAAAGTTAAAAAGGTTATTGTAGGTACAGCCACAGGAGCAAAGTATTTTCCCGACGATACAGGAGTACGTCACGTGGATTATGCTGACCGTCCTAAAGATGCTAACATACCAAACGGAGAATATTCACAAACAATTATTGATGAAGCAAATGAAGATTTAGAATCATTAGTTGATATCTATAAAGAGTTTGGGTCCGAAGTTGTAAGACCAACGCCTGGCGATGTAGAACACTATCTATATTGTCCACGTGACAACATTTTAACTATAGACAAAAAAATTATTGCTTCACCTATGTCTTTAAATTGTAGACGCAATGAATACAAATATATGTGTAATGTCACAGACAACTTGGTGTCAGACACTGACTACACTGATGATGATTACAATGACGATTGTTTCATGAACAAAAATGTAATGGCACTAAACAACCATCGACCAATGTGGGATGCCGCAAACATATTAAGAGCCGGTAGAGATATATTGTATCTGTCATCAAGTACAGCAAACTGGTCCGGTGCCGAACAGTTACAAAAAGTTTTAGGACCAAACTTTACAGTTCATGTGTTGTCGGGTGTGTTTACCTTTTCGCATATAGACAGCACTATTGCATTGTTAAAGCCGGGAGTAGCATTGGTTAATCCTGAAAGGATTAAAAGCAAAGATCAGTTGCCGTCTGTTATGCAGAACTGGGAACTAATAGAATGTCCTGAACCAATCGAAATGGGGTATAGCAGTGTTGAGCCTATGATGAGTAAGTGGACTGGGATGAATTGTGTGAGTCTAGACGAACAAACAGTTGTGGTACAATCAACACAAACTAACTTAATAAAAGTATTAGAACAAAAAGGATTTACTGTAATTCCTGTGTATATGCGACATCAACGAACATTTAGTGGCGGACCGCATTGTTGCACTGTGGAACTAGAACGTGATTACGAATTGGAGTATTATTTTGACAACAAAAATTAAAGTCTGCTGGGAACCAGAAGAATATATTGATTTAGATTACACATTAAATCTTGGTGGATATGGTGATGAAATTTTTAAACAATACATGCATGAACCTTATAAAAATTCTATCAGTAATGATGTGTATGCTTTACCAAACCCAATGCCGAAATTTGTAGATGAAGTAATGAACAATTTCAAGTATGACATTGTTGGTGTTGCTTTTAATAGAACACCACCTGGGTGTATATTACCATTACACGGAGATCATTATACTAATTTTTTAAAGGCCTACAATATAAATGACATTAACAAAATTCATAGATATATTTTGTTTCTAGAAGATGCTAAACTTGGACATATGATGCAGATAGAAAAGAAAGTTTATGCAGACTGGAAGGCCGGCGACTTGGTTGATTGGTGGGGAGATTCTCTTCATGCCGCTTATAATATGGGCATCGAACATAGATACACACTGCAGATCACATGCTCGAACAAATAACAAAATTTGAAAATCAACTTGCACAGTTTACTGGAGCACCGTATGTCATTGCAACCGATTGTTGCACTCATGCCATAGAGATTGCTCTTAGGCATCGTAATCCAGCCAGTATTACAAGTTCTGCTTTCACTTACTTGAGTATTCCTATGCTGTTTCATAAACTGAAAATAAATTACACTCTTACAGACGAAAAATGGTTAGGCGAATATCAATTTGGAAATACCAATGTATGGGACAGTGCTTGGTTACTTGCTCCTAACATGTATCGCAAAGGACAGATTCAATGCCTTAGTTTCGGCAATGGAAAACCAATAGACGCCAAACGTGGTGGATGCATACTGTTAGACAACAAGCAGGACTACGAAATTATGAAACGTATGTCATATGATGGCCGTACACCAAACATTTCTTGGAATGACGAAGACGACTTTATCATTGGATATCATTACAACATGTCTCTAGAACATTCGATAACGTGCAGTAAATTACTGCATGAATATATTGCAAAAGGTTTGTACGATCCTAAACCCACAAATCATCGCGATTGCAGAAACATAAACATCATCGATCCGTTGACATTATCTAAATAACATATTATACTGTAACAAATATGGATGAGAAAAAATATTATTATTCTGAGATCTTTCACTCTATACAAGGTGAAGGACATTACACAGGCGTACCAACTGCTTGGATAAGATTTTTCTTGTGCAATCTACAATGCAACGGATTTGGGCAAATTGACCCAACCAACAAAGACACATATGAATTACCATTTGAAGACTTTGATGTTGATAGTGTAAAAAGGGTAGAAGACTTGCCTGTGTGGGAAAAGGGTTGTGACAGTTCCTATACTTGGGCAAAAAAGTTTAAGAAGTTGATGGGTCATGAAACACCCACAGTACTGGCAAATAAAATTGTAGATACTATTAAAACACACTCTAATCCAGAGGGCAAGTTCTTACATCCTACAACAAATCAAAGACAACACTTGTGTATCACTGGCGGCGAGCCATTAATGGTAACTGGACAAATGGCATTTATTGGCATATACCAAGAACTTGAGAGACAAGATAATTTACCAGGATCAATAACATTTGAAACAAATGGTACACAAAAACTCAGTCCAGGATTTAAAGAATTTATAAAACGTATCGACACTGAAGTATTTTTTAGTGTTAGTCCTAAACTGTTCACTGTGTCAGGCGAGAAAACAGAGAAAGCAATCAAACCAGAAATAGTGGCAGAATACAGAGAACTTTCTGACAAAGGACAACTTAAATTTGTAGTTGGCCATAAAGAAAGAGAGTGGAAAGAAATGGAAGAAGCGATAGTAAAGTTTAAATCTGTCGGTGTTGACTGGCCGGTATGGGTAATGCCTGTAGGAGCAAGAGAAGAAGAACAAACAACATCAGCAGGAGCAGTGGCCGAAAAGGCATTTAAAAGAGGATACAATGTGGCAGCCAGAGTTCATGTATATCTGTTCGGAAATGCAATTGGAACGTAATCATGGAAAGTATAGAGTTTTCTATAACATTATCTGCACAATACACAGAAGAATCAGGTGTACCCACTGTTGAAGTATTCTTAGACGATGATTGCATAGTTGGCCTTACTGCAATCAACAAGCAAAAAATAATCACCTTTACGCTTAACCTAGATGAAGACACATCACATAGATTATGCCTTAAGAGGTCAGGACATGACGAAGTGACTGATCAATCAGTCACTATAGAAAAAATTACAGTAGATAACATAGATTTGAGAAAACATTTGGATCATGTATGCTTTTATCCTGTTTATCCTAAAGATTGGTATAATGATCAAGTCAGTGCTGATAAGACGCCTCCTGAAATGCACAAAGGTTGGATAACATTTGGATTCAATGGCACTTGGGAAATGCCTTTTACAACACCTTTCTACACATGGTTGTTAGGCACTGTATGATAGATCCAAAAACAAAATTTAAGTTATTCAAGCAATCCAAAAATTTTTGTGCTGTTCCATGGACTAACTTCGAAGTTTATTCAAACGGCAATGTCGAAACTTGTTCTAGAGGTAAAACTACTCTAGGTAGTCTACATGAAGAATCTATCGAGTCGATACTTAGAGGTGAAACAATTACACAGTTAAGACAAGATATGTTAAACGATGTTCCTAATAAAAACTGTGTGGCTTGTCAAACACAATCAGCAGTAGATGATGGATATCATTTTTTGAAAGATCATTATAATAGTAAAATTATGTTTGAAGACGTTGATTATACAGACCCAACCAATTTTGATTTACGGTTTATAGATCTACATTGGTCTAACGTATGTAATTTAAGATGTGTAATGTGCAATCCAGAACAAAGCAGTCTTATTGCAAAAGACGAGAATATAACTATTCCTCTCGTTGATCCTGAAAACATAAAAACAATTACAAATTTAATCTTACAAAAACAAGATAATATAAAAGAAATTTATCTAAGTGGTGGCGAACCTTTTTATATTCCACAAAATGTTACACTATTTGAAAGATTAGAAAATAAAAACATTCCTGTTAGAATTAATACCAACATGCACTGGCATAAGAATAATAAACTGTTTAAGATTTTACAATCGTTTAATAATGTGCAATTAACTATGAGTGCTGATGCTACACATGAAAAATTTGAATACATTCGTACAGGATCCAATTGGAAAACATTTATTGATAATTTTGTTTATGTAAAAGACAACACAGACTTTGATCTAAGAGTAAACATGATTTTTAGTATTATAAATGTAATCGATGTACCAGACAATATATCGTATTGGTATCATGGAAAGAATGTAAAAGATCTTACATTAAATTTACTAACCCATCCTAAAGAATTAGTTTCACGCAACTATCCACAAGATAAAAAACAAAGCATCATCGATAGACTGCTAGACGTTAAAAAAACTATTCCCGAGCATGAACTTAATCTTAGATCAGAAATACAATATTGTATCGATGACATTTCACAACCAAGCAACATGGATTATCAATCATGTTTAGACAAGATCACAACCAAAAGTAAAAAACCGTGGAAAGAAGTGTTTACAGATTTATGAAGACAGCATTGTTAATAGGGTGTGGAGGAAAGAATAGCCTAAGCATAATCAAGGCCTGCGAAGACTCTGGATACAATGTAATTAATATTGGTTCAACCGGCCAATATAAAATTGATTGGGTAAAACTTAATATTATAGAATTACACAAAATACTAGTGCAAATAAAAGATCCTATAAATTTTGTGTTCTTTAACCAAAATGGATCTACACTAAATCCAGATAATTTTACACAAGATATAGACACTCTGAATTTGTGGGCAATGATAAAGGCATGGCAACACAGTTATTGGCTCAGTTCACAGTTGCCTTTTTTTGTCATAAAAACATTGTCCAACAAACTAAACAAACAAGCCAAACTGGGTTGGATGCTATCTGATTACATAAACAAAGACAAACAAGGCGTTGAAACACATCCTGATTATAGTGGAAACAAATATACCAACTATAACATAATGAAAAGTTTTAATAATACCAGTTTTGATTGTTTTGGTATATCTCCAGATTTTAGTGAGTCTGAATCAGCAAAGGATTTGTATGATATAGTCAAGGAAATTTGTCACGGAAAAATATGCAATGGAGAAATATTCAGCACTTGACAGATTTGGTAAAAATGCTTATAATAATATTATGTTAGATAAAATAAAAAACATTTTCAGTGGTAAAAAGAAGAAAACAATACAAACACCGTTGAATGAAAAAGAGATAGCAACAAAAGAAGGCCAGCCGTATGTAAAGGTGCTGGATACAAAAGTTGATGCAGATAATCCAAAGATGGGTTATTTTGAATTAGATTGGAACAAACATTTTGTTCTGAATCTTAAAGAACATGGATTTTCAGGCAACTCTGATGAAGAGATTGTTGATCATTGGTTCTCAGTGTTGTGTAATACTATTGCCACAGAAGGTGCACCAATGGGTGACTCCAAACTCACAGATGACATAGTAAAACGCACAGTGAGAGAGGATGGCAAAACTGAAATCTCCTAAAACATATCTACTGTTTGATTCTGCTAATACTTTTTTTAGAGCAAGGCATGTGGTTCGTGGTGATGATATAGACACTAAGACTGGACTTGCATTACATATTTGTATTAATTCTGTTAAAAAATGTTGGGAAAGATTCAAAGCAGACCATGTTGTATTTTGTTTCGAAGGTCGTTCATGGCGTAAAGACACATACATTCCATACAAAGCCAATCGTAAAGAATCACGTGACGCAATGTCTCCGTCGGAAATGGAAGCCGACAAAGTGTTTTGGCAATCATTTGATGCTTTTAAAGAATTTGTAGAAACAAAAACCAACAGTACTGTACTGCAACATCCTAGACTAGAAGCAGATGATTATATTGCCGGTTGGATACAATCGCATCCAGATGACAAACACATTATAGTAAGTTCGGATTCGGACTTCTATCAATTGATAGATGAAAATGTATCACAGTACAATGGCATAACAGATATATTAATCACACACGAAGGTTTCTTTAATGAACGTGGCGATCCTGTTATTGATAAGAAAACTAAAGCAGAAAAAGAAGCACCAAATCCAGAATGGTTATTATTTGAAAAATGTATGCGTGGTGATTCATCAGACAATGTATTTTCGGCATATCCTAAAGTAAGAAAAAATAAATTGCTCGAAGCATTCGAAGATAGACATAATCAAGGATTTGCTTGGAATAATATTATGAATGCCAGATGGATTGACCATGATGGTAAAGAAAGAATAGTAAAACAAGAATATGCTATAAATCAACAAGTGATAGATTTAACTCAACAACCTGATGATGTAAAAGAGATTTTATTTTCTACAATAGCAGAAACAGAAAATAATCCAAAACAGGTTGCAAATGTAGGTATTCATCTGTTAAAATTTTGTAGTAAACATGAACTAGTAAGGATACGAGACAATGTCAAATTTTATGCAGAACCTTTTAACGCAAGAGTCAGTAACAACCAAGCAGTTGTTGCCTAAAAGATTTTGGTTGTTATTACATAACGGTTCTAAAATAGGTACTATACAAAAACACACAGACACACAGTATGTGATAACTTGTGTAGATTCTACTATACTTACAATGTCAGAAGATGAAGTTAATACAAAATTTGTACTGGATCATTCTGCAGAAGTAGAGCCGCAAGAACTTGAAAAGATACTGTATGATTATCCAACTAAACACATTCCACACAATGGTGTGTTCGACGTACATAAAAAAATTGCATTGTACAGTAAAAGTGCAAACTCAGATAACATGTATGCGGCCGGATATTTCTTAGTGCATTTCCCAAAAGGTTGGGTAAGAGGATTTTGTCCTAAACTTAGCACACTAGAAGGCAACGAATTCAAAGGACCTTTCAAAACTGTGACAGAACAGAAACAAGCATTCTCTCTAGTCAATCGAGCAAAATGATTAATAAGGTAGGTGCGTTTACTTCTTTTGGTGGAGACCTAAAATCAGTTATTGTAGGCAACATGGTATCTGCAGACTATTTTGATCTCATACCAAATAAAAAAACAAAACAGATTATTCAAAAAATAGTATCCGAAACCAAAGAAGATTTAGACAACTTGGCCGATACATATTCTCAGCATGGGGTTGAAGTACATAGACCAAAAATTACACATGACCGACCAGGCATAGTAAGTGCTTGTGGAACACACATAATCAATCCTATGCCAAACTTCCAGCCTCATGATCATGTGTTTTGTTTAAACAATAAGTTTATTAATACATTTTTCGATATCGATAGATATTATGATCAACAGTCTATCCAGCACATAGTTGATCAATTAGATCCATCTGTAGATTATATAAAGATTGGTGCTCCGGATGTTTGGGATAATGAATATTATGATAATCTAATGACGGATATGATTGATTATCCTGGAGACAAAGATACAATATTACATGGCCCAGCATTTTATCCTTGCGGTAAACACATTTTTTATACAGAAAAATATTGTAACAGTCCACGTGGACTAGATTTAATGAAGGAATCATTTCCTGATCATAGTTTCTTATCATTAGGATTGCCGTTCAAGAGTCATTTAGATGCACAAATTAGAATAGTAAAACCAGGTATTGTGTTATCAATAATAAATCCCGACGTGTTAAAAGAACAAGTTCCACAGTTAGAAAACTGGACTATCATGTATGATAATTCATGGTACGAAAGTAAAAACAAAAAACGAGAGTCATTTAAAGAACTTGCAAACTGGGTTGATGACGATATTGAAGATTCGTCTGTGCATTTAGGAGTTATAAACATAAAACCAAATCTAGTTGCTATTTTAAAAGAAAGTAAAGATCTTTGTGCTACATTGGAAAAAGCAAAGATTGATTGGGTAGTTTGTCCAATTCGTCATGCACAGTTTTGGAACTTTTCACTTACTTGTGCTACTGCAATTATTCATCGCGAGGATCATTTTGACAACTATCTCAATTAAAATAAATGGAACTGCACAGTTATCCAATGACTGGGTTTGGACAATTAATGGATTAGAGCATTCTCTTACTCCTGGCAAAACATCTTTCACATTTATATTTGACAAGGAAGTTACAGAAGGCTGGAATAAATTTTTATGTACACATTCTATAGATAATCACAACCAGTTGCACTCTGATAGGCATTCTTACAGTTTCTTGAATATCAGTGGAATTTATATTGATAATATATTCTGTAAAAAGGAATTATTACAAGCAAGTGGCACTGTGGCACAAAGCCTTATAAATGACAAGAAGTTGTTTATGAAAGAACTAGGCGAACCATTCACACTCGAGTGTTGGTTTTATTATCCATTGGAACAATGGTCATTCGCATTACTCGATTCAAAACCAGAGGCAAAATATGGCCCGTATTTTATTACGAATTAAATAGCATTATGAAACAAGACGAAACATTACACATTAAGAATTTTATCGAAGCAATCAACAGAGCAGACAATTCTAGACAGAAAGAAATGAAGTTTGACATCGAAACTATCAAACGTGTTAGAAATTCATTGAACATGTTGTTGTTGAGATTAGTAGACAAACAAATTAAGACAACCAATCAGGTACAAGAAATAGAACTCAACGGAGGAGATTTTAAATGAAGATAGCAGATATTAAAGAAGTAAAGATGTACACCAAAAAAGTATGCCCATACTGTGTCAAAGCAAAAAATCTACTTGCGTCAAAAGGCCTAAAATGGGAAGAAGTCAACATGGAAGACCCAACAATCAGAGAGTCTTTTATGGCAGAATATCCACATGTTCGTACAGTACCGCAAATATTCATCAACGGTAACCGTGTAGGTGGATATGACGACCTTGTTGCTTTTGGCCTAGAATAAAACTATCCAACCATACAAAAAGACCAATAAATACTCGTGATATATGAGTAGACCCAAACCCAAGACGTTGTTGCAACACACAAACAACAAAAGTTTCAAGATGGAAGAAATCTTAGAAGCCTCTGCCATCTTTGCGGTGTTCTATCAACAAAAGCCTATCAACTTGAAAACTTCTTCTATAGTATCCAATTATCCAGGACCCAAGTACAAGAAAGTTTCTTTTTCCAATCCTGGTCATGCTCATAACTTGTCACAAAAACTCAACAATATGTTCAAGACAAAAGATTTCTCAGTATATGAATTAACCAAAGGCAAATTGTTGAAAGATGAAACTCACTAAACTTGCACTAGCCAATATTGTTAAAGGACGATGTGATGTCTCTGAAGATATTAGAAGTCTACCTGCCATGATGTTCCGCAATATTAAAAGTGACACTTCTAACTTTCAACTGACATATCAAGGATTTCATCTTTTAAAAAATAGTGATTTCAAACATTACAAGATCAAGATCAAAAATACACTCACAGTTAGGTCTATGTTGAACCTTGATCGTCATTGCTCATGTCCATACTACATTAATAACAAGAAAACGTATGTGTTGTTCTTCTCAGAAAAGCCAGCAGTGATGTTACAATTACTAGACGGTGATCTAGAAAATTTTGCAATATGATAATATTAACTTCGGGGTGTAGTTTCACGCAATACAAATGGCCTACTTGGGCCAATTACCTAAAAGAATGGGCAACTGACAAACAACCTTATCAAGTGATTAATGTAGGAGATGCAGGTATTGATAACGGCATCATCACTTACAGAATGATGGACTATCTATGCGGAAGAATGCCTTTGGGGCAATTTGAACACGAACACGATCCTAAAGATGTCAAAAAAGTATGTGTGATGTGGACTGGATATGAAAGATATTGTCCGCGACACAAAGACATTGTTACCCATACAGATAGAAATTACGTTGGGGAACATTTTGATCCATATGAACGATTGCGAAACTTGGCTATGTGTATAGACACAGTTAATCTATTGTGCCAATCTAAGAATATTGAATGTTACAGTTTCTTCTATTTTAAATTATCAGAGCAGGAACAAAAATATCTGGATCATATGACTGCCGGACCATGGATAATGAATTACACTGCTTTCTCTACATTTAGAAGCAACAATGAGCCGATTTATACCAATGATTTACACCCTACGCCTTTAGACCAATGGAAATTTACCAGCGAGGTAGTTGCTCCTTCGATAGGATTAGTGAAGCAAGATGGAATCCCAGAGTTTGTAAAAGAACACGAACGAGTAGTTAGAGATGAAGAAGATACAGCAATATTTACAGAGTATGTACATTCAGAAAAGCCTCATTATATCAATGAACACATGGATCCGTTTATTCCACCGGTAGAAGATGAATTTCTGTTGATGAGTATTGATAGCAACATAACAGCAATGGAACGCACTCAGTCTGCCTTTGCTGGTACGCATGATCCTCACGATGGACTTGCGGAGCAGAATTGGCTCGAAAAACTTAAAATCCGATTAAGAAAATTTTAAGTCGTTGATCTAATTGGTTTTTATTCGGTTGACTCTCCCTAGTTTGGTATTATAATAGAACTATAACAACTTAACAAAGGTGAGCAGATGAGCAAAACAGTAGAAACAACAAGACAAATAGGACCAAGTCAGGTCATTACTGCACTTAAACATTGTATCAAATTACAAAGACCATGCATGGTATGGGGTGCACCAGGTATTGGTAAATCTGATGTCGTTAAACAGATCGGTGAAGAATCATCACGTGAAGTGATTGATATCAGACTTCCACTGTGGGAGCCAACAGATATTAAAGGTATTCCATTTTACAATTCAAAATCTAACTTGATGGAATGGGCACCACCAATTGAGTTGCCAAGTGATCCAAAGAGTACTGCAATTTTATTCTTGGATGAAATAAATGCGGCACCTCCGGCAGTACAGGCGGCGGCGTATCAACTTATATTGAATAGACAGGTTGGTGCTTACAAGTTGCCAGATGGCGTTTCAATTGTTGCCGCTGGTAATAGGGAAACAGATA